CTCCTTTGTGAGAAATCACAAAGATATTTTGACTCTCTAGACTATTGAGAATCTTCAAAAAGTCATCAGTTCCAGATGCATCTAAACTGGAATCAAATACCTCATCCATGATGAGTAGATTAGTATTGGTTGAATTTTTCAACCTCGCAATTTCTCTCCATGTAAACATCAGAGCTAAGTCTATTCTCATCTTCTCACCCTCTGAAAATGATGCATACGAAAAGTCATCTCTATACCGTGACTTGATCGTTTCCTCAAACTGTTCATTCAAATGAAAATTCACATAGAAGTCCAGAACACCCAGATATTTCTGGATAGTCTGATTCATCACAGGAAGATACTGCTTGATGATCTTTGACTTTATCCCTGTATCATGCAACAAATTCTTGCAAATGTCAAGATAAAAAGTATCCTCCTTGAGCTCCTTGGTTCTGTCATCCACCTCTTGTAAATTAAGCTTAAGGCCTTCAATTCGTTCTTTCAGAGCTCCTATATTCTCTCGTTCATTAGATAGTTGATCCAAATCTTTCTGACACTTCTCAATCATACTTTGCAAGGCTTTCATTTCAGCATTATTATTTTGCAGTTCAGATGATAGTTTGTTCATTTCAGCAAGCTCAGAATTAACTCTTTCCAATTCTGTTTCCATCTCACTCATTGCATTTTGATACTTCTGGGACTGATCCAAGAGTTCTGAATTTCTGAGTTTCTTAAAGGCCTTCTTGATGGGTTGTTCACATACTGGACAATCATCATTCTTAACAAAGAAATTTCTCTGTTTATCTACTTCAGATTTTCTTGTTCCCACCTGAGTTCTCAATGTCTTTAATCTACTGGAATCAGTTTCAATGTCAAGTTTATGAACCAGAGCTGCACTGAGTTCTTGATTTCTTATTGTCTTCTCTTGTTTGGTTTCATTGTATCTATCTTTCTCTTCAGTCAATCCCTTAATGCGATTCTCAGAATCCTTCTTCAATTTTACTAAACCCAGCTCCTCATATTCCAATTTACTACTGTATAAACCCTCTTCCAACTTCAGATCATTCTGTTCTTCTGATATGATCTTGTATTGTTGTTTGAGTAGTAAATTCATAATAGAGAAAATCTTGATATCAAGGATATCCTCTACCACCTCTCTACGGTGTGCAGTTGATAATTGCATAAACGGAATGAAACAAGATGACCCCAATATTACTACCTGTGTGAATGATTTGTAGTTCAATTTTAGAATCTGATCTTCAAGAATCTTCTGAAAATCTCTTGAGTGAGCCTCTTGATCCATTGGTTCACCATTCCTTATAATATCAAAATTATTAGGCTTTATCGATCTACGAACCAGAAATTCATTAGTTCCTATAGTAAATTTCACCTCTACCTCTGTACCCTTGGTATTGATAGAATTTATCAACTGATTCTTTTTGATAGGACGATATGGTTTTCCAAACAAACCAAAACAAAGAGCATCCAGAACTGTAGATTTACCAGCCCCATTCTCTCCGATTATTAATGTTGTTTTGGATCTATCTAAGAACACTTCCGTTGGATTATTGCCTGTGGAAAGGAAGTTTTTCCACTTTACTGATTTAAAATATATCAAACCTCTAAGTCTCCCGCTTCAACGTATAACGATTTCAATTTATTTTTAATTCTACTCTTATCTAATTTCGTATCAATTTCTTCTACATATCTGTCCAGTAATGACAATGTATCCTGAGATTCATTGATTATATCATCATGTACAAATTCGGAGCTTAAGTCCGAAAAATCTTCAACTACTTTTAGATCATGAACTGAAATTTCCTTATACAACTTATCCAAAAACTTGTCATACTCATAGAAGTTTTCTCTGTTCTCTACGAATACCTTAACGTATTTTTGATCATATTTGGTAATGTCTAGGTTTCCATAATCCACCTTAGTGTCATCATAACGAATCTTCTCAAATATAATCTTTTCATTGGGAATAAACTCTAGCTCTCTAGTCTTTAGGTCAAATGTATGAAACCCTTTTGGATCTCCTGCATCTCCCCAATTCATTTCATAAGGACACCCTAGATAGTGTATATGACCGTCTGAAGACCTTTTATGAAAATGGCCACTCATTACCATGTCAAAGTTGTTGAAAAGGGATTTCTCATACCCACCATCTGATACGATACCAGAATGCATCTCAAATCCCTTAACTTCTAGATGACCCATCGCAATCTGAGATCCTGACTGCTTCAAAAGTTGCATAGTATCTGCATAATTATCAGCTGTGATCCAAGGTATCATTGCAATTGGAAGTCCGTTAATTTCACGAACTTCTGGTTTGTCAATTATATACCATGCATTAGATTCACCAGGCAATCTCAACTCTTGATAACAATTCACCTGTAAAGTGTTCTTATAGTAGATATCATGATTACCCACTATAAACCATACAGGTAAATATGTCTCTAATAGACCTCCTATGAACCTCTTCCTGAAATCCATAGAAGTCTTGTAATTTACATACTTCCTACGATCTAAACAGTCTCCTAAATGGACTACCCCACATATTTCATCAATATGATCTATAATATAGGGAAAGAACTGATTCTGATAAAAATCATAGAAAAAATCACTGAACACCTGACTATCATTACGAGCCCCAAAATGAGTATCAGTAATAAGTACTAACTTACTCCCTCCACTCATTTAACTCCTCGCATTTCAGAATCAACGTAGTCTTCCAACCAAATCTTACCACAGCCCACATCAGATTCCTCAATGGTATCCTCTACCTTGGCTAAGGTTTCTTTCGGTATACCTTTAGTATACTCTTTAATTAATTTTTCAACTTCTATTACATACTGATTAAATGTCATTATAGCTCCTCTATGAAATGTTCGACACCTTTTTTATTATTTTTTCTCTTCTTTGCTGGAAATTGTTCCTTTGGTAAATTATCCTTCAAAAAAGAAATATATGTATTATCATATACTGCATCATCAAAATCCATAGTCTCATGGGTTTTCAATGTATCATTGTCAATCATCTTCTGTTTGATCGACTGCTGTTTTTTCTCTTTGGTTATCCTACGAAGAAAAGCGTAGTAAATAATTTGAGTGAAATATGCAAATGGATTCTTGGATTTCTCTGGATTAAAATTCTTTGCATACTGAATGCAGTTTTCAATCCCATCTCCAATCATTTCCTCACGATAAGTATAATTTATAAAATTAGGCCTATATGACAAATGCGTTGCTATTTTATAAAAACACTCACCTATGTATTCTGGTATGGGGGGAATTAATTCACCTTCAGACTCAGCCTCATTGACTCCATCTTTCCACACCAACATTGCTTCTAAAAATACCTTATTATCCACATAATGTGGCTTTTTAGGTTTTTCAGGTTTTTCACTTGTACCCATATTATACTCCTTTAAAATTGAAATGTCAAGTCTTTATTTTTGTCTTGACTATTTGAAAAATACCATGTATACTCTGTATGTTGGGTTTCAAGTTAAATCTTTACCTTATGGATTTCGTAATCGAATTCCTCTTGGTTATAGATATTGATCCTCTCAACAAAGTGTTTAATGGTGTGATTCCGACCATCGAAATCATCAGCTATGTCATACAATTTAGCAGACACTTTACTATCGTGTAAACGCAAACCCCTACCTATTGATTGTAAGTTTCTAATACGAGACTTATAAGGACTAGCGAAAATAATGTTATGAAGATTCCTAATATTGACGCCAGTGCTAAATACACCGAATGAGGCGACAAGAATTCGTCCCTCAGACTCCTCTGTAAGTCTTCGTACTCCTTCTCTGGTTTCTGTATCAGTTGCTCCGTAAACCAAGTGTACATCATTTGTTTTCTCCTTGATTAGTTTGTATAATAACTCTCCATGTTTTATTAACGAAAAAAGGACGAGCGTGTTGCCCGTTTGGTCTAAGCTTAGGTTTCTGATCAAATTATTTCTCTTAGGATGCCCAGTTATGTACTTAATTTCATCTTGATATTTCCTTATTATACACTCTTTTTTTGGATAAGTCAAGACAATTCCTGTCACTTTTATATCAGAAAGTTGTTTCTTATCAATAAGTTGCCTGGTAGTAGTAACTTGTTTTACAGGGCCAAACAACCCCTCTAATACCAATCTATGACTTTGTGTATCACTTAATGTACCTGTCAGACCATATTTGTACTCACATCCTGTGGTTTTATGCATGATCTTCTTGAGAGAATCAGCCTTGAATGTATGAGCCTCATCTCCAAAGATCACCCGAAATCTATCAAAATAAGACTTCGGTTGTTGATATAGTGATTGCCAAGTTGAAATATAACAAAACTTATCTGATTCCTTTTCCTTTCCTGAGTAAATACGATGACAATAATAATCTGAATTCCAACCATAATCCTTAAAATCTGAGAACATTTGTTCCACCAAAGATGTTGTGGGTACTAGTAAGAGAATATTATTATGTCCATTATAGGTATCCTTAATTACCTGTTGATAATATCTAATTAAGATGTAAATGATTAAAGACTTGCCCGATGCAGTAGGACTAACAAGCAAGGAACGGCCAGTTCTAATGGAATGGTGTACAGCATCAACTTGGTAGTCTCTAGCTTCAATGGGACAACCCAACTTAGATATGAACGATTCGACATTTTCTCTGTATAATTGAAGAGGTGACCAAACGCCACCTGTTATTGTGTAGGATCTATTTTCTGCAAATTCTCTGATATAGTTGTATAACCCACTGTAAATTTGGTTAGTCCTAGTATCAAATAACCTTATCTTACCATCCCAAAACCTATTTTTATAGGCAGCCATAAACTTGGCCTCTGGGACATCAAAACTAAAAAACTCATTTAGTTCCCTCGCTATACTCCTCTCACACTCCACTTGAAGATAAACCTCATTCTTCTTATGAAGTATTAGGTCACACTCCTGCCTCAAATTTTCTCCACTCAATGGCATTCTTTATCTGAAAAGATCGATTAGAAATTGATTTAACGATCTCCTGAAGATAATCTACCACTGTCTCATAATATTCTACTTGTCCCTTTAATTCCCTGCAATCTTCATCAGCATCAATAAAGGTATCCACTTGGGCCTTAGTTTCTAATTTAACAGGAAATGGATTTTTTTGATAATGTTCATCTCCAGCTTTTCCTGCATAATGAAT